TATATTATAATCATCATTTTCACCATCTTCTTTCTTTATTGTTGTAATAGGGAAATGTAATGTTTTTATTTTAGTAATATAAATATATGCTTTTTTTATTGCTTTCGATATATTTCTACTTTGAGATGAAATAGTACTAGTATCTTTATTAAGAATATTTAATATTAATTCAGTTAATTCGTTAAATTTACTATCTAAATCATTTTTTTCATTTTGAATGATTTTATAATAATCATCTAATTTTGATTCACCATTTTGAAGTTCAATATCTTTATAAAATTCTTTTAAGAGAAAATCATCACCATCAGTTTTTTTATCATCTTCAATTAATTTATCTAAAGAGAATATCTTATTTATTTTTTTATTTAAATTTTCTTCTCCTGATGCTGCTCCAATTAAAAAAATTTTGCTAAAATTTTCTATATATTTATTACGATCACCATCTTTATATAAATCAAAATCTTCAAGAATACATAATAATGTACTTAATGTTTCTGAATATATTGTTTTTACATTTTCGTCTATGTTATTCCCCACATCAAATAATTCTAATATTTCGGTTTTATATTTTGAATTATAATCATTTAATAATTTTATAGTTTTATGGGCATGAGAATCTACATTATATACTTCTAATTCTTTATTGTTTTTTGGATTTTCATTAGAGATCTTAAGAATATTTCTAATTATTTTAAAAATACCAGATCTTAAATCATTTCTAAATTCTTTTAATTTACTTTTTTTATTATCTTCAGAGGTCGAGTTTGAATCACTTAATATATGATCGATAGTATTATTAAAGCTATAGTGATAAAATAAAGGAACAAAATCTAATAAAAACTCATTTTTATAATTATCTCCCAGTGTGATTTTGGTCCTCTTGCGCCCGCGGGGGATCTGGACAACTGGTGCGAGTCTGGTAGTTCTATCACTCTCAAATTTTAAGTTTCTCAAACGCACCTTTAAATCATCAAAATATACAGAGATATAATGTTCTATTATATCAAAACCACTATGATTCTCATCTTTATCCATGATAGTAGATAGTTCTTTTATTAGTAAAGCCTCTTTATTTATTTTTGATTTTTTTTTATCACATGTTTCTTTTAATAAATTTTCAATACTTTTCATAAATATAATATTATTATCAGAACTATCATTAATATTAGCTAGTTTTTTTAAGTATTTCGTTGAATTAAAAGAATCAACATCTCCATTCCAGAAAACAGTTGTCCTTTCTGAATCTAAAAATTTACTTAAATAATCATATTCATTTAATTGAGGTGTCCCCTGACCCATACTCTTTTCTTGTTCTTGCTTAATATCATCTTCAATATCTTCATAAGGAAAACTTTTATTACTTGCAAATTTAAATCTTGGGTGAAAGGGTTCTTCAAGATCATTATCATCATTATCATCATTATCATCATTATCATCATTATCATCATTATCATCATTATCATCATCTGAACCCTTATTTAATTTACCTTCTAATTTCTGATTTAATTCAGGTAGATTTAAAAGACGTAAGTCAATTTTAAAATCATCAACATCAGACATATATTACTAATATAATATATATTATATTATTATTATTGAAACCAGAATAATTCTTTTGTTTCGATGCTGAATATATGTTTATAAATATCAAGTGTATAAACTTTTAAATTTTGAGTACTTATTAGGGGACTATTTTTAGTCCATCTTTCTTCATTATTTAATATTTTAGATAAATTTACAATTCTATTATAGTAACCTTTAACTCTTTTTAATTTCCATTCACATTGCATTGCTTCTGATTTATTTTTAAATCCATCAATTATACAAATAGGAGTCCAATTTTCATATTTAGACGTATATTTTGCTCCTCCTTTGATTATTTTATTATGTTGTTTCCACCTTTTTAAAAAATCATTTGTCATACCAATATAAGAACGATTATCTGATTTAATAATATAAACTAAATACATTTTAATTTATTAATATATATAAAGTTATAAATGAAAACGTTAATCTTTTTAGGGATATTAATATTTATATATTATCAATTATTTAAACATTATCCTGAAAAATTCAAAAATGAACATCACATATATTTCGGTATATTTGTTTCTGGATATTTAATGCTTTACTATTTAATGACATTTCAAAAACATTTTGTATATACTGTTTTTAAAAATATAAAAGATATAGATGAGAAATCATTATATGATTTTAATTCAATCACATATAAAGAAAATCAAATGAATGGAATGAAATATAATTTAGCTATGAAACAAGGATGGAGATGTTTACATTGTCAAAATCCTATATTACAAAAAGATATTCATAATCATAGTGTAACATATATAACACCTTTACAATTTGGAGGAAAGAATAGTATTCATAATATGGGTATTAAATGTGATAGATGTACTTCTTTTTCACCTTATTAGATTGATTTATTTTCTTTTAAAAATTTATGAAAATCATTTATATTATTTCTATCATACTCAAAATGGATAGGATTATTTTTAACAAGAATAATCTTTGGATATGAGAAAATATTATATTTATCTGTTAATTTTGTATTAGTTGACATTACTTTGTTCATAATAATTTTGTTTTTGTATTTTTTAGATAATTTATTCCACATTTCATTAAATTCTATACAATATGGACAATTTTTCATAGAAAAGTAAATTAATTTATCTTTTATAATTTTTCTATTTGTTCTTCTTCTTTTAATATTTGTTGTTTTTCTTCTTTTTGTATTATTTGTTTTTCTTCTTTTTGTCTTTCTTGATTTTCTGCCACCTTTTTGAGATTTTTTCTTTCTAGTTTTCAATACCTTTTTGAGATCTTTATCTTTTATTTTTTTTAATTTTTTTATATAGTCTTTATCTAATGTTTTTATTTTTTCTCCTTTAAATTTTCCAAATGGAATTTTATTTTTATTTAATAAAGATTTATAATTATGTTCTGGTTTTGATGTATGCTTTGGATATTTTATGATTTTAAAATTATAATCAAATTCACCATCTCTATTTTTGAGTTTTGTATAGCATATTTGAGGATATTTATCTTTAATTTTTTTTGCTGTTTCTTTGTTTTTATTTAGTAGGTCTGAAATATATTTCTGGGTTAGAGATAATTTATTAAAGTGTTTTTTACCTCTTACAATATCTTTTAAAAGCATAAAATCAATATTATCTTTTGGCGATAGATCTTTAAAAACATCTCTATCAAATGAGACTTTTGTTCCATATATTTTGGTATCATGAATAAAAAATTTAGAAAGTTCTGGATAATTGACTAATCCCCAGATGATAAGTTCATTAAATATTTCATATGAATATGATATATTTTCATAATTTTTTTTAGAATCTTCATCAATAGCTAATGGTATACGTATATTTTTCTTTTCCCATGCTTCAAGATAAGGATTAAATTTTTTATTAATCTTTACCGATGTTCCTGCTGGTTGTTTAAACCATGGTTTAGGATTAAACGCGGCCATATGTATTCCGAATGAATTACATGGATCAAGTGCCCAACTTTGAAAAGAAAATTCTATGTAATGCCATTTACCAGAAAATCTTTTTGTTAAATAATTTTGTTCTGGATAACAATATGAGTTTTCTATATATTCTCTTCCACTTGGAGTATTAAAATTGAAATTATAAAATCCTTTATGGAGTTTATCTTTACCCATCCATGTATCTAATGGAGATGTTAATTCTTTAATCATAGATTCATATTCTTCTTTATTTGGTTTAACAAGTAATAAACCTGCATTAACATCTGCGCCTGTTTTTTTATCAACATCGGTTAATTCCTTTGGTATTTTTTCACCATGTTTTAAGAAATCACATCTATCCCAATTTAAAGCCTCTAAGTATGGAAATTTTTTACGATATTCTACAAAACCAGCAGGACAATCTAACATAAATAAAGAATCATAATAATTTAAAGGTACTAAATCAGAATCAACAAAACATACTTTTTCATATGGGAATAATTTAGGATTAAAAATATGAAGTTTAAAGAAAACATGGACATAAGGATGATCTTTTGTATAACCATTACAATTATCAAATAATTTAGGGTCCATCATTATCGTTTTTAAATCCCCCTTTCCACCCATATCATATGGAGATATGTATGGTACTCTAATAACTTTATCGAAAACGTTTGATAATTTCTCTTCATCTTTATCGCTTATATCATGAGTTATAAAGCATATTACATCTGCTTGTGTATTTTGCCTTTTTAAACCTAATGCCGCAAGAATACATCCATCTAAATAAGCTGCTTTTCCATTTTTAGGATTTGGAAACATCCCAATAGCATACGCAAATTTCTTTTTTCCTTTTTTATTAATCATAAATGATTTTTTAGGAATTTTGATATTAATGACATCATTACAATATATAAAAGAATTTAGATTATCAACAAAAGAATTATTACCAATTTTTTTATCATTTTCTTTTTTTGTTTCTATTTCATATTCAGTATAATCTTTAGTTGATTCAACTTTTCTAAAATTTAATGTTGGTGGACGTACATAATTTATCCCAGCGACATATTGAAGTAAATTAGTATCTTCTTCTGAACTAATATTATTAATTTCTTCTACAGAACGAGAATCCATTATATATAAAGTAAATATTAAAAATTAGTTTATTTAAGGATATTTCATTATAATATAATATAAATGGATTTAAAGAAAATCTTAAAAGAAGATACCTCAATATCAGAAAAAAAACCAGAACAAAAAGAAGAACATATCCGTAAACATAAAAAACCATTACAATTACGAGATATAGAAAGTAGAAGTGCGAGTAAGCGTTCAGATCATTTATCAAGTGATGAAAGTATATCTAAGATGATAGATCAAGAAAAATCTAGTAGTTTAAAGAAACCATGGAATAAATTAGATACTGGTCTTAAATTAAATAGATTAAAAATATATATAAATAAAGAAAAATTAGAAAAAGAATTAGATGCTTCAGAAGAAAAAGAATTAAAAATTCTTTTAATGGGATTATGTCAAAGAGGTAAATTAAATAAAAATACAGATGTAAATTATAATGTAGAAGAATGTACTATTATTTCCATTAAAAATTTAACTTTTAATGAAGAAACAAAAAAATATAATTATAAAGAACCAGAAGTAAAAGCAAAAAAAACAAATGGTAGTAAATCAAAATCTAATGTTGATAGATTTTTAAATTCACGTTAAAAATCTTCTTCCAATGAAAATACATTACTACCAGATGTGGAGTTAGCTACATTAGCATATTCTCCAACGCGTTTTTCAAAGAAATTTGTTTTACCTTGAACTGAAATCATTTCCATCCATTCAAATGGATTGACTGAATTATATTCCTTTTCTAGACCAAGCATAAGTAAAAGTCTATCAGAAACATATTCAATATATTGTTTCATTAAATTCTTATTCATACCAATTAAGTCACATGGTAGAGACTCGGTTATAAATTCTTTTTCTAATTCTACTGCTTCTTTAATAATTTCTATTACAGTTTCTTTGGATGGTTTATTTTGAAGCATTGAGTACATTAGTACAGCAAATTCAGTATGTAGTCCTTCATCTCTGCTAATTAGTTCATTACTATGACATAGTCCAGGCATTAGTCCTCTCTTTTTTAACCAGAAAATAGAACAAAATGATCCGGAAAAGAAAATACCTTCAACAGCAGCAAATGCAATTACCCTTGTTCCAAAATTAGAAGTTTTATCGCCTATCCATTTCAAAGCCCATTCTGCCTTCTTTTTAACACTCGGAATTGTATCAATAGCATTAAAAAGTTTAGTTTTCTTATCTATATCTTTAACATAAGTATCAATTAAAAGTGAATATGTTTCAGAATGAATATTTTCCATAGCAATTTGAAAACCATAAAAAAACTTGGCTTCCAAAGATTTTACATCATTACAAAAACGCTCCACTAAATTCTCATTTACAATTCCATCACTAGCAGCAAAAAAAGCAAGGACATTTTCTACAAAATATCTTTCATTATCATTCATCTTAGTAGTAAAATCTCTATTGTCCTTAGAAAGATCAAGTTCTTCAGTTGTCCAAAAATTTGCCTCTGCTTTTTTGTACATTCTCCATATTTCATCATTTCTAATAGGAAAGATAACATATCTATTTTCTTCTTCTGAAAGAAGGGGTTCAAATTTTTCTTCGTTCGATATTTCTTTATTAATTTTTAATTCTTTAATTTCATCTTCAAGAATTTTGATTTTATTTAGAAGCTCGGAATTATTTTCCATATTATTAACCTCAACCATTATTTACAATAATAATTACTCAATATTTTTTTAAATACATTTTAATTTTTATATAAAAATAAATAGATATAATAAATATATAATGGCAACATACGTTTTTGATGTTGATGATACATTAATCTTACACAACAAAGAAAATAATGATTACTACAAAACACCTAATAATGGAACATTAAAAGAATTAATAAAGTCACTTAAATATCAAAAATTATATGTTTATACAAACGGAACATTTGGACATGGAGAAGATATAGTAAAAAATCTACTATTAGAAAATGAAATACCAAGAGAAAATATATTTGCTAGAGATGTAATTCCACATATGAAACCTCATTCAGAATCATTTAATTATGTTAATAATGTTATAAAAAGAGATTTAAAAGGATCCTCAAGTACTATTTTATTTTTTGATGATTTAATAGAAAATTTAGTAGAAGCAAAAAAAATAGGATGGAAAACTATATGGATATCTCCAGAATTTCCCCAAAAACCAGATTATATTGATTATGCTTTTCCAAATATATTTCAAGCACTACTTTTTTTTAAAGAATCAATTTAATCCCATACATACAACGATTAAAAATATAACAAGCAATACGATTGTACCAGTCCCATCATCAAAATGAATTTTCCAATGTTCATTGTAACTTGATACATGACCATAAATACTATTATAACAATTTGATCCACGTTGATCTACTTTGGCTTCTGTTGAAGGCAATCTAACTTTATTATTTTTAAATTTGTTAACTGCATCTTCATCATTGGGGTTATTACGAAGAACATAATCACAAGTAATGTCTAGATTTGGACAACATCCATACCTTGACATTTCACAAGGAAGATTTTCATTATAATATCCATCTTGATGATTATAGTGAAATTGAGAATAGTGAAGATTATATTTATTAACTATTTCTGTCATAGACGGACATGTCCTCTTAGTTTTATCAATAAGATGTGGATTAATATATTCGGTGTGGAATTTCAGAGATCTACCACCTGGATTTACAGAACATCGTGAAAATACCTCACAACATCCATCTGGATTTTCATTAACATCATTACATTCCAGGATTATCCTTTCATGAAAAGTGAGATGATGATCACCATGACCTCCTATCCTTGCTTCGATGTCAGAATATTCATAATCAGAAATAACATAGATCACGGTTATGAATACTATAATCAAAGCGATGATTAAAGAAATTGCGATACATTTTCTAGAAAACTTTACATTGAATCTATGTTTTCCTTTTGATGAATTATCATCACTCAAATCAAATTCATTGTGAACAAGGGTAGAAATCTCAGAAGAACTCTGATTTTCCATTTTTTTAAAAAAGTAGTTTTTATTAAAATTAATACATATCCATTTCAAATTTAAAAAAAGATTCTATTTTTTGAGAAGCACCTTCAATTCTTTTTGATTTTACATTCTTCTAAATCCATTTGTCTGCGAATAATCTTTTTTAATAAATTATGATCATAATAATCATACACATAATAATAACCGTCATGATAATAATAACCATCATCATAATAATGACCATCATCTATCAAACTTACATAATACTGTTTTGAGTCAATATCAAAGCCATAACCCTTACCATGGTAAGGGTTATGGTAAGGGGATATTTTAATTCCGTTTATATAGTATGTTCCATCTACAATTATATCTTCTATTCTATGCAATTGACTCAACCTTTTATTTTTATTAAAAGCAAGGCGAATAGGCATGATATAAGGTACCTTCTTCCAACCTGGTCGATGGGTGGCAATGGATCCGTACCATATTTTTTCTTCTTTATAGGATGCCATTGTATCGGAAATATGGGCATCTAGTTCTTCAATACATTGTTTTTTTTCTTTATTGTAGTACAACTTGCGGATCTCTGCTTCTATAATACTATAAAGATCTAATGGAACATTATCATACTTCGCGAAGATTTGAACGAGGAGGTAGAGCGCATAGTAAAGTGATGGTTGATCACACATTCTAATGTAGAATCTTTTAAAAGTATTATTTCAAATTTAAAAAAATTCTTTTAATTTCTTAGAGACATTAGCAGCATCACTAACATCATCCAACTTATTTATTTCATAATTTAATATTTCATCTTCTCTATCAACTTCACCTTCATCATCTTTTATAAGCATTTCTATATTACCCATATCTTCTTCATTTTGTTTTTTAACTTCTACTTCTACATTATCACCTTCATCATTAGAAGAAAAGATGCTTTTAATTCCATTAAATACGATATCAAATAAATCATCTTTATCAACATCTAGATGAGCTATAATGTTTACATTTTGCTTTAAAATTTGTAATTCTGAGCATTTTTTTTCCATATCTTTAATCATATCAACAAGGATGTTATGATAAATTATAAGTTGTTTTAAGAATAGATTATAGATATGTAAATAGTTTGAAAAAATTTTATGAATGTTCATTGGTAATGTTTTATCTTCAGAACTACCACCAGACATATTATATAGGGGTCTGTGTTTTGTTGATAATTCTATGATCGTTGATGTGTTTGTTTTTCTGATATTACCTATTATTTCTTTAAGGTGATTTGCGCTGTTTGTGATATTTTGAATCGATTTATTACATAATAAAATTGCTCCTTCTAATTCTCTTTCCATTGGATAATCTTCTCTTAGTTTTGAATCAATTGGAATATCTTTTTCGTAATTGGATAATTCAACCATTTCATCAAATTTTTTCTTTGATTTTCCATATGTCCTTTTATCTTTTTGACAATTATCAAAAAAATCAAATTCAAGAGGATCATCTAATTTTAAACTTTCTTCTTCTTTAAACCATTCTCCATTAACTTGTTTTATCATTTCTTTAACATTTTCATTTTCATTTAGTTTATCAACGCGAACATTAAACATCATATAAATTTTGTGTAATATTTCCAATAAATTATCATCATGAATATTTTCATAACATAGTAAATGTACTTTAAATGGTACATTTTTAGCTTTTTCTCCAGAGGAATCTTTTACAACGATAGGTTCCTGGATACATCTTTTACCATCCAATATTTCTTTAATTAAACTATCAAAGTTAATATAAGACCATTTATCATTCATTTATTATTAAAAAACATAATTATTTATGGATTAAAACAACCCCAACTTTTTTAACTAATGGATTTTCCATTTTAACAAAATGCTTTTCAATTACAGCTTCGGAATGATATTTTTTAAATAATTCAATTGGAGGGATCCCGTCACCATTAAGATAAAATCTATTACATTTCAATCCTTCTTCAATATTACTTGTTCCGCCCGGATGACTAGACTTCCATTTACTTACATCATAAATATTCGCTTTATCTGTTCCATTTAAATCTATTATAATCCATTCATTTTTTTTATCTTTTAATATATATGATAATTCATACTCTTTATTTTCATCTTCTTCTTCTTTAGTAATGTCTTTATTTATTATCTCCATATCAGAAACAACTTCAAAACCTTCTAATGATAATTTTTTAATAACTTTGTATGCAGTTTCTAAACACCCTTCAATCCAACCTTGCTTTAAAGAATATGAATCTCCACAAATATATATTTCTTTATCATCATATAATTTTAATACTTGTTCAGATATAACATCACTATCGAATCCAGGAGACCATGTATTTAAACCGGTATTCCAATAATGGAAATATACTTTTTCGGGATCTGGTGGTTTTATTTTAAATAAATCATATATTTCTTTATGAATAAGTTTTACAAAATAATCATCTCCATTTGAATAAGAAGCATTCCACATACTTGCGTACTGTCCATCTGTATAAGTTATCATAATTAAACCATTATCATAATCAATGGGTATAATATGTCTTAATATATTATCGGTTGTAGTTCTTTTAATATTTCGGAACCATGTATCATTGTATTTCATATAAACACGTAATAATGGAACTGGTTTTACAGCTTTTAATATTTCTAATTTATCTTTAAAAAATTCAAAATTCCTTAGTTTATTTGAAGGAATAGTTGATATTAAATGATTATATTTAAACTTTTGTTTTTTATCAGTCATTACATAATTATCATGTATTTCTTGTATTGAACAATTTAATTTTATTGTTACATTTTCTTTTTTCCTTAATATATCTTCTAATTTATCTACTATTTGATATAATCCTCCACCAAGTACATAATAATCTTCTTCTTTAAAAAAATCATCTTTAAACATTTGAAGGGCTGTATAGGCATTCATAGATTCAAACTCAGAGTCATATCCAAAAGAATGCTTAATAAATTGAGTTGTTTCAAAATCAAAAATGCTTATTAAATATTGTTCGTATGTTATATTAATAAGTTCTTCTTTTTTCATATCTTTACTTATTTCATATGATTGATTTAATAATTCTTTGAGATCTAATTTAAAAGAAGTATTATAATCAGAATTATTTTTTTTAGTTCTTAAAATTGTATCAATTTTTTCTGGTAATTTAAATTTATTTTTAGATAGTCCAAGATCATCTATTAGTGTTAATAATTTTAAATGAGATGAATGAAATCTTGCTGCTCCAGCTTCATATTGAATACCATCTGTTTTTATAGTCTTTATTCTTCCACCTAATTTATCTTCTGTTTCAAATATTATTATTCTTAAACCAGTGTCAGATAATATATAAGATAAAAAAAGACCTGTAATACCTCCTCCAATTATGATAATATCATAATTATAGTTTGAAAAAATAACGTCCATTATAAAATAGTATTATATAATATTTAAATAATTATATAACAAATCATTAAAATTAAGGATATAAAAATTATTAAGTAATAAACTTCTAAGAATTCAATTCTTCCGTTTGTTTTATCATCCACACTTTCTTGGTATGCCCTATACATTATAGTACTATTATCTATTTATTACTTGAAATCGATTTTTCAAATTTAAAACCCAATAACTTAGAACCGTGATATAAAGATACTACTAAACCTATTATAAAGAGAAAATTAAACAAGTATTTATTTTTTTTATCATTTGATAATCCCGCCCCTATGTATCCTGAATACATTAGGAGAGGACCTACAAAGAAAGTATGGATGATAAATATTAATTGATAATAATTCATTTATATTATATGTAGATATTTTTTATCTTCTTTTTTCTTTTGAATGTTCCAGTAGGGTTCAGCACTTTGCCAACGACCGAGAAATACCTCATGACGCACGAACCTTATTCTCTGTTTCCACGAAGCGACCCTTGAAACGCGGGCGGTTGTCGGCAATCTTCTTGCGGATGGGATCTTTTTGCACATCCTCATCCTCATCCTCTCGCTTTCGCTTTTCCTTTTCCATTTCCTTTTCCTTTAGCTTTTCCTTTCTATTTTTCCTCGCGGCTATTTGCCTGGGTGTAAGTGGCTTATTAAAGTCCGGCTTCCATCCAATTCTATGGGAAGGTGAATGAGGTGGTAAATGATCTAGATCCGAAGAATCTATTCCTTTTGCAGGTGGATCACTACTATTAGACGAAGTTAGGGTAAGTGGGCGAGGTAAATCACCAATATGATCACCGCGTTCAAGTCCTTCCATAAATCTTTTAACGGATTCTTCTGATTCTTCTGATTCTTCTGATTCTTCTGAAGGTTGTTTTGGTAGAAGACCGAAATGTTCTACATCAAGATAAGGAAAACCTTGACCTTGACCTTGAGAACCACCTATTAATCTTCTATTAACTTTTCTGGTTTTTTCTATTAACCTTTCTGGTTTTTCTATTAACCTTTCTAGTTTTTCTAGTTTTTCTAGTTTTTCTCGTTTTTCTCGTTTTTCTCGTTTTTCTATTAACCTTTCTGGTTTTTCTATTAACCTTTCTGGTTTTTCTATTAACCTTTCTAGTTTTTCTAGTTTTCCTTACAGAACCTCCATCTTGACCTGATAAAGATGGGAAATTATTAACATACCCAGCTTCTTGATTAGCAACACCGGCAGTTGAATCCCCACCCCAACTATATGCGGCAGTTAAAGGTTGATTACATGTATCTGGCATTTATAATATATATATTATTTTAATTTTCAATTTGTTCTTTTTTTGTTTGTTCTTTTTCTACTATTTCTTTTTCTATTTGTTCTTCTTGAACGACTTTTATTTTTTTATTTCATGAGAATATTCAAGTTTATTTTTATCATCAAAAAAATCTAATGATAATTTATTACCATTTATATTACAATAACCAAACCCCAAGTTATTAGATATAAAAAATGGATTACAATGATTATCTAAATTATCATAATTAGTATAATCATGATAAACTTTACCACCTGTTCCACATACTACTAATGTAACTTTTTTATTGAACATTTCTAATTCTATAACCTGTTTATTATGATCATGTCCACACATATATACATCAAAAGTACATTTCTTTAAAAGTTCTTCCATAAATCTTTTAACGGATTCTTCTTCTCCACCATGTTCTCCGACACTAAACCATGTATGGTGACCATATACTATTTTCCATTTTGCTTTTGAGTCATTTATTTTCTTTACCATGAAATTCATTTGAGCTCTTACTACTTTAGGTTCTAAAACATATTGATCAAAATTAGTATCTAAAACAAAAAACTCAACATTACCTTTTTTAAAAGTATAATAATGATCATCCATTATCCATTTACCTCCATTTTTTTTTGATTCTTTTGCGTAATTTATTTGATGAATAGAATTTCCAACACCCATGGTATCATTACAATAATCATGATTACCTAAACACATATAAAATTTAATATCATTTGGTATATTTGAATATGGTTTTTCAAACTTTTTTTCAAACTGTTTATCATCAACGGAAAAACAACCATCTTCATAAATATTATCACCTAATCCACAAACGAAAATATTATTAGGTTTATCACACATATTTTTATATAATGCTTTAGATACATTCTTTTGATGTATTTCACCAGATCCCATATCTCCAAGTAAATAAAATTGTACCATTTCTTATATTATAAAATATTAAAATATAATATATAATATATTAATATGGTTGTTCAAAAGATACGGACAAAAAGAAAGGCTCAAAGAAATAAAAGTCGTTCAAGAAGAAAAGAAAGAACAAATAGAAAAAGAAATAATAGAAAAAGAACAAATAGAAAAAGAACAAATAGAAAAAGAAATAATAATACTAGAACTTTTAAAAAAGAAAGAAAAATAACTAAAAGAAATCCCAAGATTCAAAGTGGTGGATTTATTGATAAAATCACAAGTAATCTCCAATTCCTTCTAGCATTAGACGAAATAGATTTTTTACCATCTACAAATATTTTAGAGAAAAACTATAAACATTATCTTAGAATGATAGATTATATAACATTACAAGAAATAGTAAATAATAATCCCGATTTAAAAAAATCTCCAACAATACAACAAATTTTTGATATTAATAAATATAAATTAAATGATGGGGGAATGGTTTTTGATTATAAAAATATAAAATGTGATAATCTCGTAGAGAAAAATCAAAGAAATTACACATTAAGGACATTATTTTTATATTTAATAGAATGTAATTTGTTTAAAAGTACTGAGGGTGTCCCTGAAGAAAAAATAGTGGATGAAATTGAAGAAGATAATGAATTAATTGGAGGCGCCGCTTTTGAAGAAGAAGATAATCAAGAAAAGGTTATTTATGAACCACCTGAAGAAAAAAAAGAAGGTGAAGAAGGGGGGGAAGATGAAGAAGGCGAAGGTGAAGAAGGTAAAGAAGGAAAAGAAAGAGAAGAAAAAAAAGAAGGTGAAGATCCTCCAAAAGAACCGCAACCTAAAATAGATGGAGAAAATCAGAAACCTATAGTAGAAGATAGAGATAAACAGACTGGTGATAATGAAGTTAAAGAAGATGAAAATAGAAATGAAGTTAAAAAAGATGATGATATTCCCAAACCCGAACCAGTACCAGAAGTAGATCCAGAAAAACCAGAACAACAACCCGAACCTGAAGTAGACCTGGAAGTAGATAAAGGAGGAGAAAATAATGAAGGAAATTACAGAGATATGTTAATGGATATTAAAAATAAAGAAGGTGAAGAAGGACAAAATGTTGATTTAGATGATGTAGAAGTTGAAATGGGAGAAGGAGAAGGAGAAGGAGAAGGTGAAGGAAAACAAAATGTTGAATTAGATGATTTAGATCTCGAAGAAGATGAAGAAGATGAAGAAGATGAAGAAGATGAAGAAACTCTTGCTGAAAAACAAAAGTTTGATGAAAAAAGAAGAGAATTACAATTAAGAGTAAAAGAAATTGTTGATGTAAATAGATTACAAGTAAATAGAAATGAACTTGTACTTAATAATGTAAATTGGTTTAATGTTTGTTGTGGAATAGCTGAATATGATTTATTATTTGAAGAAAGGTGCAGGAAAATAATTGATAATATGGGGATAGTTATTAAAAGAAGTGATTTAATGAAAACACTTGATATTATATTTAGTGATGATAAATATAAATTAGGTTTAAAAAGAGCATTAAAAGCTCGGTTATTAAAATGTTCTGGAGATCCACAAGATTTTATGGATAGATTATTAAATAATATGACTTATCCTAAATTTAGTGCTTGTGATTTTAGAGTCCCTGGTTCAGTTTTATATTTATATGATGAATATTTATATTTATTAAATATGAGGATTGAAGGAGTAAGTAAATTAGAATTGGTTTTATTATTAATATATTGTGAAACACGACAACATTTATTATCTAAATATATATCACTTGAATTATTACGTAAAAAAGAAGATAAAATAGATGATGTAAAAGATATATTGAAAAAACTAAGAAGTTTAGATAATGAAATAGTTAAGAAATATGAAAAAGAAGAAATGGAAAAACAAAAGAAAGAAGAAGAAAAAAATGCTGAAGAATTACCTGATAAAAAAGATGAAGAAAGTAAATCAAAAGAAGGAGAATTAAATGATATGGAGGGAATGGAATATCAGAGATTAATGGAATTAAAGAGAGAGAAACAAAATGAAGAAAAAGAAAAACAAGAACAAACTCCAGAAATACAGCAAATTATTAATGAAAATAATCAAATTAAAGAAAAAGTTAAACAAGAGTTAGAACAAATAGAAACAGATGAAGATATTAAAAAAATGAGAAATAATATCTTAGATCCAGAAAACGATGTTGAATTATTCCAATTAGATCCAGATGAGCAAGAAGCTCTCAATTCTAGAAATATACAAACCGGTGGAGAATTTAAATTAAATAAAGAAAAAATAAAGAAAGAATGTTCTAATATTAAGATGAATCGTTTAATATTCCCTCATCAATTAAGAATGTTATCTAATTGTTTTGATAATAATTAAACTGAAAATTCAAAACTTTCATCATCACAATAATCACTATATTTACTAATATCTTCATTTTCATCTTCTAATAGTTGTTCTATATTTTTATCTGTTACATTTATGAAATCATCTGAAGTCATATTGATTTCATTCATTTCTTTAATTAGTTTTTCTTCATCTAAGAATATATCACACATACCAGTACCGGCATTAATAACTTGACCCATCATAATATTACTCGATACACCATTAAGTTTATCCTTTTCTCCAAATATACCTGCTTTTATAAGTTGATCTGTTGTGTCTTCAAAGGAACATTTAGCAAGTGGTCCAATATCACCTCTATTTATACCTTGTCGATTAATAGCTGTTAAGAATCCTTTATTTGTCATAATATCACAAAGTATTTCTATATGTCTATCATTAATATAAGAACCTTCATATTCAACGACATCTGTTATTTGTTCAATAAGCAGTGCCCTTGCTGCCTCAATTCCAAGTACTTCAAATATTTCAATAATATCATTTGAAAACGTTTTCATATAATCTATATATTGAGAGTTGAAAACATCCAGTAAGTTAACACCATCGGTTTCTAACATCCAGATATTTTCTGGAACTATTTCTCCATCAATAAACTTATGGATATTAACTTCACTCATAACTATATTTGTAATATCTTTTATACCTTTAATAACAACTTTAGACAACATATCTTCTTGGATATTTTTAAGAATTGATAAGACATCACTTTGATCATTAAGACCATTTAATTCAGGGTCTTCTTTTCCTTGAATATTTGCTTTAATAGATATTCTTCCAATCAATTCTTTTGAATTATCATCTGAATATATAAAGTTAATCCTTTCTATATCATACTCCATTATAGCAAGATAAATATCTTCCATAACAATACCATTTTCCATCATTAGTTCTTTATTAAATGTGAATCTCAATATCCATGGTGAGGTTTCTTCATAATCATAATCTTCTCCATTTTCTAGTTCTAAAAATTCTTTATAAATTTTAAGTATATTAGAATCACCTTCTAGATCAGTTTCATAAATCGTATTTTTAGGATCATAGAATATCTCATTTTTAAGAACAACATCTTTGAGAACTGTATATTCTAGTTTATTTTTTACATATTGAGATTTATTCTGCTGTGTTCCATAATCACCTTTAAGGAATATTGTAGTTGATGGAGATTTTAGATTTTTAGTTACACCCAGAAGCTCCCTTAAACGGGGAATACCTCTTGTAACATTAGACTTAGCACTTACACCAGCATAATGAAATGTATTTAGAGTCATTTGAGTTGCTGGTTCTCCAATACTTTGTGCAGCAATAGCACCAACCATTTCACCCGGGGTAATTCTTGATTTTTCAAATAGATGTTCTATTGTTGTTGCTATTAATTCATATTCTTCTTTTTGAATTGAGTAATTTTGAATAAGGTTTTTAGGATTAAGATGAATATCAATTAGTATATAAATAATTTTGTTATTTTCGAATTCACTCGTAATTATTAGTTGGTTTTTGAGATCTTCATTTCCTTTGAGTATTTCAACGGGAGTTATATCGGATAGTTTATTTTTCTTTTTACAAATATTCTTAGTAATCCTTTCGATATGTATTGGATATTTAATTTCATTAGTAATTTTTCCATTAACGAGACAATTATCAAATATATATTTCTTATGATCAAGAAGTTTGAGAAATCCTTCTTGAATTAAACTATCATCATTTTTCTTAATTCTTTTAACTGTTTCTTTTGTTAAGATCTTTTTCCATTGTGTTTTCTTTTCATATAAAAACCTTTTACAAATATCATCTGTGGTCATTTCCATAATCATTAGATTTTGACTTTCTACACAGATAGAATCCATTCCATCTTCACCATATATAAACTGTACAATACAACCAGAGTTATTTCTAACAGAATATCCATAGTCAACTTTAAGATCTTCCATAGACTTTACAAGTTTTCTCTGTAAATAACCCGTTTCAGATGTCTTTACAGCAGTATCAATTAAACCTTCTCTTCCACCCATAGCATGAAAATAGTATTCTTGGGGAGTTTGACCCGAAATAAATGAGTTTTCTACAAAACCTCTTGCTTCTGAAGAATCATCAAATTTATTGTAATGTGGTAGTGTTCTGTCAACATAACCATATGGAATCCTTGAACCTTCAACATTTTGTTGACCAAGACAAGCTACTATTTGAGCAATATTAGTAGACTTACCTTTTGATCCACTATTAACCATATTAGTAACTCTATTTTTTTGATCAAGATTCTTAAGACCAATATTACTTGTTTGACTTAGAGTCTTATTAAGAAGACTATTAACCTTATTTTCAAAATATTCTTTATTTGTTTTTCCTGAAAAGTTTTCAAAGATATTAAGGTGAAATTCTTGAATAATCTTTTCAATATTCAATTTATTTTCATCGATGACTTCTCTTATTTTTTCATTTGTTTCTTCATCTGCTATCATATCACCAATACCAACACTAAATCCTTCAATAAGAAGGAAGTAAGAAGTTATTTTTTGTAGATCATCAATGAAATCTTTTGTTCTTTCTGGACCAAGATCATTATATATTGTATGTATCAATCCTTTTGAAGTTGCGGTAAATATCTTTTTATCAAGACCACCTGATTTAATTTCTCCATTTTCAATAACAACTTTATTAAGATAATCATCTGGATTTGTATCATATGAATTATTTTTCATAGTTAAATTAATATTTTTAGGGATAATATATGATAGTACTGACTTTCCAGACCACATTGGAACTTCTTTTCCATTGAGGTCAACAGTCATAGTTGGTTCTGGAATAGTTCCGTCATATGTACTTAGTGTACATATAAGGTTCATAATTTGATTTTTAGTGAAGTATGATGTTTCGACATTTTCTTTTTTAATATTTTCGCTTGTCTTTTTGATTGGATATATATTCGTATTATTTGAGAAATAATATGAATCAATACCAGGACCAACATATCCAATAACTTCTCCTTTTGTAAGTTTATTTATTCCAAGAAGAGTATCTTGTACAATAGTAATAATAGGTTTATTTTCACGAGGAGAAATAATTTGATATTTTACTGAAGCAATATTCATTAATTCTGAAACGGTTGCTTTTGATTGTGGAGCATGCATATTCATTTCATCACCATCAAAATCAGCATTATAAGGAGGAGTTACACTTACATTCAATCGAAATGTATTTCCTTTCATTACTCTTACTCTATGACCCATCATACTCATTTTATGTAGTGATGGTTGACGATTAAAAAGTACATGATCTCCATTTAATAGATGTCGATTAACAACATCTCCATCTTCAAGTTCTATATCGGCAACATTACGTTCTGTAAGAGTTATATTCAAACCATTTTTTTTGACTATATTCTTAATACCTGGATAAGTATCTACTCCATTACTTAGAAGTTTTTCTAATTTTTCTCTATTATATTTATTAACTATTTCTGGATATGTTAAATTTTTAGCAATTGGAAATGGAACACCAAGTTCATCTAATTCTATATTTGGATCTGGTGTGATTACACTTCTAGCCGAGAAATCAACCCTTTTACCCATGAGATTATTTCTGATACGCCCATCTTTACCTTTAAGGCGTTGTCGAATTGCTTTAAGTGCTCTTCCAGATCGATGTACTGCTTGAGCAATACCGGGTAGTTCATTATCTACAATTGTAGCTATATGATATTGAAGTACTTTTGTCCAATCATCAATAACTTCTTTACGACTATTATTATCTATTTTTGCTTTAAGAGTATTATTACATTTTACAATATCACAAAGTTTATGTGTAATATCATCATCCATTCTTTGTGAATCATCTTGTTTTACAGATGGACGTACAGATGGAGGTGGTATCGCAAATACGGAACATATCATCCATTCTGGACGACACCATGTATCTGAAAATCCAAGAATGTTAACATCTTCATCAGTGATTCTTTCAAAAATTTCTTTAACTTTTTCTACTGATAAATGTTGTGTTTTCTGACTATTATCTTCAATATCAAGTTTAGTCCAGATAGCAGATATACCATCCATACCATCTAGTTTAAGTTTATCAGGTTGTTTAGCACCACAACCACAGTCATTTTCTTGTCCACATCTAGAAATTTTTTGAGAAAGTTGATAAATTTCATTCCATCTTGTTTTATTTGATTTTTTCATTAAATCTTTAACTCGAGGAGAATCTTTGTTTACTAAAAGTTTAGAACATTGAATACAAGTACATTTCAAAACCTTAACAATCATATTAATAAATTGATAATGATAAACTGGCTTTGCTAATTCAATATGTCCAAAATGACCGGGACAATTAATATTATTCTGACCACAAGTACCGCATACTTTATCCATATCAGTTGTACCCATGCGGGGATCAAACAAACCTTTAATAACTGGTGAATCTTTATCATATGTTTCATGTTTAATAACTTCAACTACAGATCTTTTTCTTATTTCTTCTGGACTCATAATGCTAAATTGAACACCAACAACATTTTTAGTTTCCGGTTCAATGTATTCTTTATTCATATATAAAGTATTATCTTTTTTTTTTTAAATAAATATTAAAAAACATTTCAAATTTGATTAATTTTGATTTTGATTTAAAAAATAATAATTAAAAATAATATAATATGGACAAAGGACAAATGGACAAAGAAACTAAAAATGAAAATGAAAATAACCATTCAATGATCACTAGATCAAAGAAAAATATAGAAGAAAAGAAAGAAGATTACAAACTTGAACTTGATGAAAATGGAAACGTTAGTGATTTAATTGATTATGAATGTAATGAACCACTTGATAATGATATGCTACAAAATGAATTAAACCGTTTGCGGGGAAATAAAACAAAACCTACTTCAAGTCCAAAATTTACAATAAGTCCAAAGCAAAATAAAATAACAAAAAAAAGAAAAAAAGAAAATGATAGACTTTCTGAATTATTTGTAAGTTATTTGATAATGAATATGATTTCGGATAATTATCCAGACTTAAAGAAAAAGAAAAGAAGGAAATCAAATGATTTTGATAATAACTTAGATACTGTCCTTTACAATGTAGAAAATGATCAAATAAGTGATATAGAAATAAAAATAGAAGAATCAGTTGATAATGTTAAATCAATTGATAATGTTAAATCAATTGATAAAAAAACAAATGAGGAAAATATGGAAATTAGAGAAGATAATCAAAGCACTACTTCTGATGAAGAAAATGATAGCGATAGTGATTTTGAATTTAAAGATGAAGAACTATATAGTTCTTCAGAAGATGAAGAAGATGAAGAAGATGAAGAAGATGAAGAAGATGATTACGATCATTATGATGAAAGGTTTGTTGAATTAACTGAAAATTCTATAAATGATGAAGATGAAGAATATGATTATTTTCATAAATTAAACAAAGAAGAAAAAATTAGACATATTGAAAATCTTGAAATGATTAAAAGTATAAATAAATCGAATGTTCCATTACGGTTCAAAGTCTTGAATTCAAATATGGATATAAATACTAAATCAATAGCTATAACTAATATAGAAAAATTATCAGAAATGGATGTATCAACTGGAGAGTATTGTAAATTAGATAAATGGATAAATGGTCTTATTAAGATACCATTCGGAGAAAATGTTAAACTTTCAATTGATAGTGAAAGTTCAATTACAGACACTCGAAAATATTTATTTGATACTCAAAAGATTTTAGATAAAGCGATTTATGGTCATAAAGAAGCTAAGATGCATATACTCCAAGTACTCGGAAAATGGATTAGAAATCCATCCTCATTGGGGAATGTATTAGCATTACAAGGACCAATGGGTAATGGTAAGACGACACTTGTAAAAGAAGGAATTGCTAAAGCAATAAATCGACCATTTGCTTTTATAGCTTTGGGAGGAGCATCAGATTCTTCTTTCTTTGATGGTCATTCATATACTTATGAAGGATCACATTGGGGGAGAATTATTGATATATTAATAGAATCAAAATGTATGAACCCTATAATTTATTTTGATGAATTAGATAAAGTAAGTCAAACACATAAAGGAGATGAAATAATTCATTTACTAACACATTTAACCGATCCATCACAAAATAATTTATTTCAAGATAACTATTTCCCAGGTGTTCAAATTGATTTATCAAAAGTATTATTCATATTCTCGTTTAATGATGAAACAAGGGTAAATAGAATTCTAAAAGATCGTATGTATGTTATAAATACAAATGGTTTTAAACCGGAAGATAAAATAGCTATATGTAATGATTATATTCTTCCAGAATTATTAGATACATTTAGATTTAAAAATGATGAAATATTATTTGATAATGAATCATTACTTTATATTATTGATAAATTTACAGATAAAGAAGAAGGTGTTCGAAACCTCAAAAGATGCTTAGAAACAATTATATCAAAGATAAATATATACTATCTATCTCAAAATAGTATAGATGATAATGAAAATATTCCTTTAACATTTGATATTAAAAACTTTAAATTACCGTTGAATGTTACAAAGGAAGTTGTTGAAGAATTAATAAAACCTAAAGAAGATATTTATAAACCACCAGAACACATGTACATGTAAATGATTAAATTTTAATGACAAGTTCCATGGTGCTGATTTCTACGAAACCTACGTTTTTTTTCATGATGTTTACCTTTACACTTTCTTAAATTACCGTCTACCCAAAACCCGCTCTTATTACATGTATCTCTTATATGGATCGCTGTGCGTCTACCCCCACTTCCTGTCGTCCAACCATTCCCACCACGACAATTACGCGTACCATAATGACCATATTTTTTATATTGTTTACCTTTTTCAATCCACATATTATTTACCCAATCGTAATCAAAATTATTATATTTGCTTAACTCTTTATCTTCGTCTGTTGGCCCCGCACCTCTCTTAGGTGTACCCCAAACTCCATCTTCGCTCCATGTTCCCCTTCTACAATGGAATAAATTATTGTGAATTAACATTCTACCCTCTACTTCACAATTATCATCACCCGGATCACCCATAGCATTTACACACGTTGATTTACCACCTTTATCAGTTCCTAATAATAATCCACTATTATTTTCTTTTTTTCCTTTATGATTATCTCCTATTGGTTTATATTCTCCTGCTTGGGCTGGATCCATATTCCAAACCGGATAGTAATATGGTGACCTTGAGTTATAACCAACTGGTATTTTAAGAGATACATCAAATCCAGCCCTTTTACGAGGATGATTATTAAAATTTGAAGGAAGATATCCTACAACAGTATTACGTCCATTCTCTGCCCATGGTTGTTTATTTTCAGGGTTTAATGATATATTTTTCTTACCAGTATTCAATTGTCCCGGTGTTAAATTTGAAGCATAATATTTGTAAACACATGAAGGACAACATTTATCAACTGTTTTTTGAGAATTATTAGACATATACAAACCATTATCTCCTTTTGGACTATGGAAATTACATGCAGGATTTTTTAAATTATAGAAATCTCCAACACGGTGATCTTCTTTATTTAAAGAATTTTCATTTTTTCCAATATTTTCTTTTTTAATACATGGATTACCGTCTTCATCATTGGGATACCTTTTACATACACTATCTCCAGAAGCAGTTGTATCATAATAAAAACCATATTTACATCTACAATTAGTAAAAGGATTATAATCTTTTGAACATTTACATAAATGAACCCATTTACCAGTTTTATTATCTATGTAAGAATTTTTAAAAGAATTTTTCCATGGCTTATCTTTATGATCTTCCCATTTTTGTGAAGATGTATAATTATAATATATTTTTTTATTTTTATGCCGTGATGATACATTGGGTATCAATTTTGAACCACCAGATTGTTGTTTCCATCTTTTATATCCCGGTAACCAACTTAATGAATTATCTATGTCTACATATGTAGTGTCCAACCAATCATCTCTCTTACACGAATCCCATTTTTTATTAACCATAGCAGATTCATCATTACTAGAGCAATATTCATCATTATATTTATATGATCCTTTATTCCCACATATAGATGGAGAACCACTACCACTATCTTCATAAGAAGATTCTTCTTCTTCTTCTTCTGGTCCTTCAGGTTCTTCTTCTTGTCCTTCAGAACCTTCTTCCCCACCCTCTTCTTCACCGCCCTCTTCTTCACCACCCTCTTCTGTAGACTCTGCTGTTGCTTCACCACCTTCTTCTCCTTCTTCTCCTTCTTCTTCTTCACCTTCTTCACCTTCTTCACCCTCGTCACCTTCTTCATCTTCTTTTTCCTCTTCTTCTTCTTTTTCCTCTTCTTCTTCTTTTTCCTCTTCTTCTTTTTTTTCTTCTGTAGGTTTAACTTCAGTTTCTTCTTTTTCAGTAAAAACTTTTAATACACCTAAAACAAATATCACTACAATTACTAGTATTAATATTTTTGAACCTGTTGACATTCCTTCTGATGCTTGATCCGGTTGAAAAGATGTATCTGGTGGTGGGGATTCAACTCCAGGTGCTTGCCCTCCAAATAAATTAAATATATGTTCTTTAAAATTTAATTTATTTTTCATATGAGAATATATTATTATAAAATAAAAAATTTTTGAATTATAAGTTTATGAATTATAACTTTATGAATTATAACTTTAGTAAATTATAACTTTATGGATTATAACTTTATACAATTTTCGTGTTATTTTTATCCACGGTCAAGTGCCACTTGCCACTGCGACCACATGATCCATATTTACCATTCATCTTAAAACTCCTTTTATGCCATGCTGTTTCCCCACCGGCACCTTGAACTACTGGATTAGCAGGTTGAGAAAATTCCCCCCCTGCCCCTCCTCCGGGGTAGTGTGGTTTCCACCCCGGTCTTCCAAAGAAATTATGACTGCCTAGACCCCCAACATACAATGGTGAAATGCCATGCCTACCCCCAGCCCCGGCATAATTCCTACACCCGGATTGTGATAATGTACGCGTGGCACTATCTCCACCTCCTCTATCATCGTACACTTGGCGTGCATGTACATCATTATGTCCAGGATAAGGTCGTGTCCATTTTTGTGCAAGATAAGTTCCTTGATAACTTGTATTTTTTGGTATCCAACCACCATATTCCGTATCGTAATAACTCATATTATTTAATTCTCTGGGGACAATAGCACTTGATGCCTGCATAGAACCACCACCAGATAAAAGTTTAATTTGTTCTTTTGGTATATGGAAAGTGTCTTTTTTCCAAGTTCCTTTGGATGAGTGGGCAGCGTGCCCGTGCGTATAACCACTTCCACCTAACATAATTGTTCTAACATTACCTGGAACTTTTTTCTTATTACCACTTAGTTTATCAAGTGGTTGTAATGCCCACGACCATTTACCAAGACCTATTAATGATTTTGTATAAGCATGTGGTACATTAAGAGGAGCAGTACCTTCTTCTGGTAATTCTGGAGTGACACGCGCTTTCCCTCCCCATTGTCCTTGCGCACCGATTTGTGACCATTGATGATAATTTCTTCCCGCATGTCCTTTAGCCTGTTCTGCTTTCATGAATCCTGCTTTATCTATTGTAGCACCTCCAATCATTTTTTTGTAGTCTTTACCTTGAGAAGGATTGCCTGGATTTTCATTAGCAGTCCCCAAAGATCTCTTACAATAAAATAAATTTTCATATCTTTTTCCTTGTTCATGTGTTTTATTTTCAACATCAAATTCATTATCACCATAGTCGGCAAATACATAATTAGCCGGTTTTTTAACTTGTTTATTCCCATTTTCATCATAAGGTCCATCTCCTTCTTTTGGATGATTATGTAAATAATATTCTGTTGGTAATGAATTAAAACCAACAGCATGATTAATACTTGTACTGGCGAATGGTAAACTTGAACCATAAATTCTCTTAGTGGATTCAGCAGAAGGGACTTTAATTCCTGGATAACCAATTCCTTTCGCATTTTTAGCATTGGGGTGGTGATGATCAAATGGGTATCTGTTAGATTTATTACATTCTATTGTTCCACCCCCAATACCATATCCTTTACATTGATCATGATTATTACCAACAGTAGTTGCTGCCCCTGGTCTTGAAGAGGTAATTGGCATTGTTGAACCATTTTCACTCAACCAATGATCCCTTTTACCACTTACTTCATCTAAAATATCACCACTAGGAGACTCTGCTTTATCTTTTATAATATCATATTTAACTTGATTATTCCAACCGACCGGATTTCCTCTACCCTTTCCCCTCATATTAGGGGTTATTTTCTGAGGGTCAAGATTTATATAAGCATTCATAATACCCCTTGCGTGGATATTATTGTGGAGAAATCCTCCGTGGTGAGGATCGTGATTTGTTTGATATATATCCTCAGTACTTACTCCAAATCCGGAATCTCCACTATATCCATTGGCACCATAAGGTAAACCCCTTGATCCAAGACTCCCTCTATGACCTTTAAGACCTCGGTGGATTGGTGCTACATCAGCATGTCCGGTCATACCAGCAAATCCACCACCTTCAGCATTTTTTAACCAATTACTTATAGAAGCCCGTCTTGGTAATTGACCCCCGTATGTTCTATTCCTCATACCACATGATCCCTGATTATTTTTTCCATATGTTGTGGAGGCATTATTACCACATTCACTATTAGTTGCTCCATGTACGGTCCACTGAAAATCAGGTTCCCATGGACCAGTATTTTGATAATCTTTAATAGGTACAGGATGATCATCTTCATCTCCACCTTTTTGTCCTTTTACTTGAACTTTTCCACCCTTCCCTCTAATTTTATGACTTGCCCAACCAGGTGAACAAAATGGACGACCACCCCTCCAAGAAGGCTTACTTCTATCTCTTGGACCACCCCAATCACCCACACATCCAGCATGATTAGTAACTGGTGTTTTAGAATCTGGTCCATAATATTGTGCTGGTAATAGATATGAATTTAGATCATCATATTTTTCTTTTTTGAATATATTTGATTTTGGAGAACCATTTGTTAATTTACTTGAATTTGGAGAATAAAATTTATAATGACAAGATTGACAACATTTATTAGATTCATCTGTTTCATACTTACTTGTTATCTTTTCTTTTTTAGCTATTCCTGCTTTAGTTCTATTATCATGGGTAGGTGTATCTGAAATTCTTTTTTCTGACTTAAAATTACATGCTGGTAATCCCATATTATAAAAGTCTCCAATATCATTAGTATACCAAGTAGACTCATCTGATCCCCTTGAATAACAACCACCCCCAATATTAAAGCATTTTTTCTTATCTATATCATAATATTGTGCTTTACCACATACTCCTTCTGCTTTTGTCATATCGGTATTTGCGGCTGTTTTTCCTTCTGATAATGGCTTTTGAGAATCATTCATGATCGTGAAAGGATTTAAAGCATTAAAAGAAGATTTTGGACCACTATAACCCGGCATTCCATTTTTAGCTTTACAATAATGTATCCATTGACCACCGTCATTCATATATGATAAACTTAATTTCTTAGGAAGACCAGCAAATAATGAACTATTCTTAACTTCTTCTAATTCATCGCTACCATCTTCTTCACCCTCGGGAGTAATCGGGGGAGGAATATAACAACCCTTACATTCTTTTTCTTTAATTTTTCCATCATTACGTAATTGTACGTCTTTAGTTTTAGGGTCTGGTTCACCAATGTGATTAATACTCGCCATATTCCATAATCTAAAACCCTTTTCATCCCATTTTTCGTTTTGATTTGCCCATGCTGGACATTTATATACATCGGTAATTTTACAAGATGGATCTGTAGAATATAAGTCGCATGAGGATGTATCATAAATACATGCTTTCCTTTTTTTACCACCATCATCAATTTCTAACCGTTGTTCATATGGAATCTTACAATAACATTTTGTATTTCCATCTTTATCTTGAGTTTCTTCCCAATTTTCACCTAAATTAGCAGCACACATATCTTCTTTATTTTCAGAATCAATTGAAGAACCACATTTGGGGGGAGAAGAAGAAGAATTACATAATAAAGGTATTTTATCACTTATATCTGTCTTTTTAGATGTAGAATCATAATAAAACCATTTATCATTTTCTTTAAATATAAGAGGACCAGACTCTCTTTTAAGTGGATTATCCTGTTTCTTTTGTGTAACAGTCCCTTTATCTTTTACAAAATTTAGGCAACCTAAACCTTTCATATTGATATCTGTATTTTTGTCAAAGCATTCTGAAGTTGAACATTTAAAATCATCTTTTTCAGAATTATATTCTAAATATTTTGGACCAGCACTAACGGGCCTACAATCTTCGCATGGCAAAGCATCTTTTCCCCTTAAATACATTGATTGTTTTCCAGGACATCTACAATTTCCATTTTTACACACAATTTTATCCATAAATTTTATACCTATATCTGAAAGAATTGGTACATCTTCATCACCTTTTTCTACTTCTCCTTTTTCGTTATATTTCAATCTTATATCTTTTTTATTACTTTCACCAATTTTTTTTGCTAATATACTTCTAGCACCAGGACCATTACAAACATTATGAGGTTCTTTTAATTCAGATTTTTGTGTAATTTCATATAATTGTTTTTCATAATCAGTAAGGTCATCTCTTAAAGTACCTGGTCTTTTTAAAAATGAAACAGTTGAACATTTACCAGTTGGAAAACATTTAACTTCACCATCTTTTTCAACTCTTACGTATCCCTCCCCACATACACATTTTCCTGTTTTAACACCATTTTCTTCAACGATTTTATATACAAAACCCGGTTTAATTCTAGCATTGTCTTCATCCCACCCGCATCTTGTACATGGTTTATCAGTATTTTTAGGAATTGTTTCATTCCAACCTTTAGATATATCACAAATACAATCTGAAGAATCTCCATTTGTATTGGGGCCTTTTACTTTATTATCGGGACAAAATTCACATGATTGTGTTACTTTATCTAAATATTCATTATCTTTATCACAAACACAGTCAGTAATGGATGATGAACCAGCACGAGGATTTAAAGGTCTACCTCCTTTATTTTTTGGAGGATTTACATTTTTACTTCCATTGGGACATTCATTACATTCGGGGATCTGTTTACCATTAACAGTTTTGTAATAATTATCAATACATCTTGATGATTTATTTTTACGGAGGGGGACACATGTTTCATCATCAAGACAAGGTGATTTATTCCAATCAACCGGTTTTATTACTGAGCAGTTGTTTCCTGAAAAAGATGATTCACATTCACATTTACATCCTTCTGTCCTTTTAGTTTCTGGATTTGGACGATAACTTCCTTTTTCAGGTTTTCCATTATTACTACAATCTTCTTTAGTACACGGGACTTTAGCAATATCACATTTATCCCCTTCCCAGCCTTCGGGACATTCACATATACATCCTTCACCAGTATCATATCCATCTGTTTTTCCACGACTACTACAATGTTCTTGAGCAGTACATTGTGGATAAACTGTTTTACAATCATTTCCTCCAAAACCATCGTCACACTTACATTTGCAACCTTCTCCTGGAATATTATAATCTGTTAATAAAGTCCCTTTACCGCCATTACAATCTTTTTCAGCAGTACATTCTTCTAATTTTGTAGAGCAGTCTGGACCATGATAACCTGGATTACAAGCACATGAAGCCGCGATTGTAATAATACCTTCTTCTTCAGAATTAGCATCATCAACGGTTACTTCACATTTACTTCCATTTTTACATCCTAAAGAATCACATAATTTTTTCTTTTCCATTTCAATTTCCTTTTTTTGTTCTTCAGTTTTTTCTTTATTTTTTAACTTTATTTTTTCTACTTTAGTCTCGTATTTCTTCATTTCTTTTTCAGACATCATAGCATCTCTTTGAGCACAACCATAATCACCAGCGATAGGTGTAAAAGCACAAATTAAAGAAGCTATTGTATCGTATGTCTTTTCTTCTTGTTCGGGTGGTTGAGGGATTTCTTCTTCTTCCACCAAATCAATTTCTTTCTTTTTTCCAAGAAATCCTTCTTCTTTTTTATCTATAGATACAATTAAGATAACTATTATAAAAGGAAGTACAAAACATAATACTTCAGAAAGTCTCATTATAATATAGTATAATATAATATAATTTATTAAAAATAAAATTATGAATAAACAAAATTTAAAAATAGAAAAAAAATTTATCTAATTAATTTTTAATAAAAATTAATGGAAAATTCTAATAATATTATAATCAAATATAAATGGTCCACAAAAATTATAAATGGAATATTTCTAAAATTAAGGGTGAAGAAACATTAGAGGGAATAATAACATCTATCCTTAAAGGGAATATAGACAATATAATTGAGATGGACGAATTATCATTTTTAATAAATAGTAGGTCAAAAGATATGAAAATAAAAAATAATAATAAAAAAAAAAATATGATGAACTTTGTTAAAAATGTATTGGGTGGGTTAATTTTCTTTGTAGAATCAAATGATAAATATGTTATAGAAAACAAAAATGGAATTATGTTTATTAAACTAAAAGACCCTTCAAATGAATTAAATATTTCTGAATGGATTTTTGTTGATGAAGAAAGTTATTAATTATAAACTTTTTATATTTTATAGTATAAATGTTTAAGATAGATAAAACACTTCAATTAGCATTAGTTATTTATTTCTTTATAAATTTTATCATATATCAAATAAAACCAGAAATGCTTTTTAAATCAAATGGAGAATTTAAGATTTTTGGTACTGGGTCAGATAAAACAATTACACCATTCTGGTTAGTTACTTTATCTTTATCTTTATTAATTTATTTGTACATAAATATAAAAACAGATGATTTTGTTTAAATTTTAATCTTATTATATATTTTTTTTTTAAGATGAAACCATGTCTTGTTGATTATAAAAAAATAATCAATGAAAATACAATAGTCAAAAAAAAACCTCCCAAAATATTAAAAGTGGCTCCCGATACTAATAGTATTAATAATGTACATATACTATTTAATCTTATAGGTATACTTTTTATCTTTATTGGATTTTATACTTTATATTCTAGAAATAAACAAAAAGAAGAAAATAGAAAAAAATATGAAAATGAGATAGAAAAATTAAATAAAAAATTAAATTTGATAACTTAGATTTAAAATAATTAAAAATATATTAACTAATATAATAAATGGATCAGTATTTAGAAAGTTTGGGTTTATTTTATGATGAAAAAGTAAAGTTCTTATCAAATAAAGATAACTTTATAAGATGTAATGATTGTCCAGAATCAAAAACATTTAAAGAAACATCAGAAGAATTAATATTAACATGTGGAGAAGATAAAAAGAAAGGTAAATGTGGTATTCAGATAAAGATAAAATTTCCTAAATATATAAACTATGAAAAAGAAATAAATATACTAAAAGAAAAAATAAATGATGGAATAAATTGGGAATCTATCAATAATTACATTGATGTAAAAGATAAAATAAAAGATAAAAAAAAGAAAAATATTAAATATAAAGAAGAAATAGATAAAATAGTAAGTGCTTATAATAAAGCAAATCACGATCATAAAAAAGATAAAATTCAAAAATTTTATGATAATCGAATAAACTATATTAAACAATGTAAAGATCTTCAATACAAATTAAAACGGGGAGATGGTGATGAGAAAACTAAAAAAAGCTATATGGAAGAATATATCAAAAATGTTAAATTAATGAATGAAGAATATGGAGAAATAAATAAACTTATTAATGATTTAGATTCATTTCTAATGGACGAAAAACCAACTGTAAAAATATTTGATGAGAATTATTTAAATGAAAATAAATCGTCTAAAAAGAAAGCAGAAAAAAAGAAAGAAGAAAAAAAGAAAGAAGAAAAAAAGAAAGAAGAAAAAAAGAAAGAAGAAAAAAAGAAAGAACAATCAATTAAATATGAAGAAGAAATGCGCGTAAGATGGGAAAAAGATGGGAAATTTACATATGGAACTGTATCAAAAGAGAAGGGAAAAAGAGTACTTATTATTAAAGATACTGGGGGAAAAGCAATGGTAGAAAAGAAAATATTAGAAATAGTTGAAGAAGGTGAACCCGAACCCGAACAAGAAAATATGTCTGAGGAAGAGGAAGAACAAGAAGAAAAACCTACTATTAATTATTTTAGTGGTAGTAAAGATTATAAATGGTTATCTTCTTTTAATAAAGGAAAACCATTTGAATTTGAAGGAATAACATACCCTACAGTTGAACATGCTTTCCATGCTCAAAAGATTGAAAAAAATCATCCTGTAAGAGAGCAATATCAAACAAGAATTGCTAATGAAATTGATCCAAAAGAAGCAAAAAAACTTGGTTCAAAAAAGAGTTTTGAATCGGCTAATCTTGAGTTACGGGATGACTGGGAAAGTGTTAAAGTAAAATTAATGGAAGAATTAACCAGAATTTATTATATGAATAATAAGAAATTTATGAAGAAATTAATTGAAACTGGAGATGCAGAACTTGTACATAAAGGATTCAGAATAGATGGATTCTGGGGAGTTAATAAATATGAATCTAATAATTATCATGGAAAGGTCCTTATGATATTGAGAGATGAATTTAAAACTCTTAATATTGATTTTGAAGAAGAAGAAAAAGTAGAAGAATCTGAAGGACCAGAAGATAAAAAAGAAGAATCTGAAGGACCGGAAGATAAAAAAGAAGGTGAAATAAATGAAGGTGATAATGTTACGTGGACTACAAAGGGGAAAACTTTTAAAGGAGTTGTCCTCAAGATTGATAAAAGAATGAAAAAAAATCTTAATGTTATGAATAGTGAAGGAGACATAGTTAAAGTTAAAAAGTCTTTATTGAAAGTAGAGTAAATGTTCTTCTTTATCTTCTTTTAATCTTTATCTTTTATGTTTTTAAAAATTTGATTTTTTTTTAGAGAGTAATACTACACAAAAAATATCCTTTAAAGACTACGATGAGTATTATTGACACTTTTACAACATTGATTCCATCGATTCTCTCAGATGACATGAAGAAGGGAATCCTCATTGGGATGGAGTGTATGGGGAAGCAAGGATCAAGATGGGCAGCAGGTCCGATGGATGATAACAAGAGGTATGCCTGGGACTTCCGCAATTCTGAAAAAGAAAACTATGGAATCAGTGGTTCGAAACAGTCTCTTTCGGAAATGAAGGCATTCCTTTATCCAGAAGAAGTAGAAGAAGACACCGAAGACAAATATCCAGAAGAAGAGTCTTCTTCGGAGGAAGAAGATTCGGAGGAAGAAGATTCGGAGAAAGAAGATTCGGAGGAAGAAGATTCGGAGGAAGGAGATTCGGAGGAAGGAGATTCGGAGGAAGAAGATTCGGAGGAAGAAGATTACACTCTTACAGAGGAAGATCTTGATGAAATAGAAAAGAAAAGGATAATATCTAGACTAATCGTTGAGCTTGGGCATACTAGAGAAGATGCTGAAAAACTCGTTGGTAACATTCTTGCGAGAAAGAAACTCATGGAAAAGAATAAGAAACTCATGGAAGAGAACGATAAAAAACAAGAACTCATAAATATGCATGATGGTATTGAAGAGGAGCAAATGCTTGAGTTGATTAAACTCAGGAATCAGAACCAAGAACTCATAGAAAAAAACAAAGAACTTGAAGATAAAGTCCAAGAAGAAGAAGAAGATGAAGAAGAAGATGAAGAAGAAGAAGAAGAAGAATCATTTGAGGAAGGGTATGGGTGGTTCGCACACTGGAGAAAGGGGAGCATTAAGGTCACAGACAATTCAAGATACACTATTGATGAATTTGAAGAAGTCAACAAAAAACTTTCAAATTACTATCCCGAAGAGGTCCTGAAGGAAATATCTGAAAGATTAAAGAAATATACAGATCACCAATATGGGATTCGTCCCGATAATTTCAAGAATCATTTTCCAGATATTAGATGTCCAAGAGAAATCTTGATAAGGCTTTCATATTCATGGAATCTGGAGAAAGAAAATGTAAAGTTCAAAATCATGAAAGAGATTTATCATCAAAATGTCCCTTATCTAATAGCTTCATGTGAAAGAAACACCGTTCCAAGTTATTTCTTGGCATTTGATCAGACAGAATTTATCGTTACAGAAGATTACGATATTGTGGGTGCTTATACTCCTCTACATGAGGACTTCGTGGGTTGCCATGTTGATTATGCCAACGATACTCAAAAAGAGAAACACATGGAAAGAGTAAAGAAGTCTGTTATCCCTATGTCAGACAGAGGTACTCTGGTTATTCTTGAACTACTTAATGTATTCTTTCCAAGACATAATGGATATGACCAGATCAGGCAGACAAACCATACCTATGGTGGAGACGAATTACTAACAACAGAAATAACTCCAACTACCTGGGCATTGAACACAGGACTGGCAGAAGGATTGAATGATGAATGGACTGATGTTGGTCAACGAGTCTTGCTTACGCATGCTGATACAGATTATTATTCTGCTTGCTCTTTTGTCAGCAGATCTACGCGTCTTCTCACAAAAAGTGGAAAAGAATGCTATACTACCATCTATGATCCAAAAGGAAGGACAGTTAAAGAAGTTATGGATTACATTAAGAAAGAATTAAAGATAAAGTAATCTTAGATTACTAAAAGATAAAAGAAAATATTATAAAAGAAAGATTAATTTTTTTATGATTTAAGCTTCGGGTTCAGGTTGAGGTTCTGGAACCAACTTTGCTGGAGAATCAAGGGTATCACTGATAAGTCCAGAAAGGCGCATAGCACGAATCATACGAGTTACACCAATACCACCCCCAGAGCGGGGGAAGAAAGGCTTAGAAAGGAATTCTTCAAGTTCCTTCTCAACACGGGCCTTTCCAAACTGAGCAAATAGAGTATTAGAATATTCTCCACCCGAAATAGTGTAGAAAGTATCTCGCATTGCTACTGGATCTGTGCTGCGTTCAGCACTTCCAATAGTTTCGATTCCATGCATAATTACATCAATCTTATTAGAATGAACCTTGCTATCATGAAGCTTCATGTTCCAGAAAGGGGAAGTTCTTTCAGGGAAGTTCTCAAGAAAGAAAATTGGACCATGATCTTCACCAAGACGTTCTTCATGTTCATTTTCAAGTTCATCTGTTTCAACATTAAGACCATATGTCTTACAAACATCATCATAATCTCCAGATGGGAATGTTCCATCTTCCTTTCTATTAAAACCAAGGTAATCAAGTAATTCACCCTCCATCTTTCTTAGTTCATCCATACCTCCCTTAAGCTCAAATTCAAACATGGGGAAAATACGGTCATGACGACCTGGTACTGGATCAGGTTCATTTCGGTAAGAAGTAGATACACAGAAGAAACCATTTTCTTCGGGGTGTTCTAGAAGATAGTGTTCCAACCACATCTGTCCTGTTTGGGGAAGAGGCCAAATCTGTCCTTCATAGTTATAGGTGGCAATAGTCTTTGGATCTTCGCAAGCAGCTAAGATTGATTTCTTATTTTGTGAATGAACTTCTCTGAATCCCTTAACATCCCTAAAAAAGGATCGCATCTTGTTGACAACAATATCAAAATTTCTGTAATCTACTCCTTCCATTTTTAATATTTATTATATTTATTTTTTAAATAATTTATTTTAATTTAATACCTTTTGACTCTAAAACTTTAGCATTTTTGACTTCTTCTAATGCTTGATCATAAGTCATCTTTTTCAATGTATCATTTTTTAAAAAGAAATAATCTATTAGGTAATACAATAATATTAATAATAATATTCCTATAAGTATTTTTGGAATATAGTCAAATAAAATAGCAGTTGTTAATTTATTTGATTTTTCGTCTTCATAAACATTTTTTTCATCTTTCTTATAATTATCACTATCATCATCATCATCATCATCATCATCACCATCATCCCCTTTATTATTATTACAAGCATGATTATTAATAACAACACTTTTTCCACTTCCTCCCATGGAATTTATCTTTTCTTCTAATTTTTTAAATTTATTTTCATGGACATCACATACTTCCATTGTAAGTCCTTCGACCATTTTATTATCAAAAATTATCATTAATAATAATATTCCTATAATAATGTTATATTTATCCATTATATAAATATAACATTTATTTTTTTTTATTTATAATAATATAAATGAAAAATATTATCCTTACTTTTTTCATAGCAAATGCTTTATTTTGGGGGTTGTTTCCACATGAAGCCCATTGTCAATTTATAAACTACTTTAAAACTTTAACAGGATTTAACTTAAAATGTCCCGATCATATAGTACATCTATTTATGGGTGTAATTTTCTTTTTATTGGCAATCTATGTAAATAATGAAAAATTAATTAAATCAATGACCTAAATTATTTAATGATAAATGAAATATCATATTTTCTAAATTTGAATTTGAATTGTCTTTTTTATAAACAACGGTAACACTTCTTAAAAAATGGACATACCAGAAACGGAATGGGAACGCGTTCGGAATATTCAGAATGAACATAAGAGATTATCAGAATTAGAGGAACAGAGATTAATAATGACACAGAACAGACAGATGAAGAAACAGAAAGCCATTGAAAAACAGAACCAGATCTACTATTTTGAACGGGTATATAGAAAATATGAAGACAATCCACCCAAAATAACATACGGACTTCACCGTTGTTTCATGGAAAATATTATCAATCTAGCACATACTTATCGGACATCTTTATACAATTTAGTTCAGTCTATCATTTATGAAATGATGACAGGTTCAAAAAAAGCAGGATCTTACGATTTATTCAATGGATGGAGTGAAGCAATTACTCGTTCATCTAATGACAAAACTTCATTCCATCATTATCGCAAAAAAAAACATTGTTTTATTAAGTTTCCTATTAAATTATCAACTTATGAATGCGATTTCATACAAGATATAGTAAGTCACGGAGGTCCAATTAAGATATTTGAGAATAATCGGGACATAGATTATGATGAAGTGTGTAGTTGTCAGGATAAACACACATATATTTCATACCTCAAACATTTGGTAATTAACTACCTTAGATTTATAATAAAATGTATATCCGCTGATTGTGGGTCATATTCATGGATGACATCTCTAAAAACTACAGCATATGAAAAGTCAATTGACACACCCATTGCTCAGAATATATTCTTTAATAAGAATGAATGGATTATTAAATATTATGAATTCTTTACATCTAGGAAATTATTCGATCACTTATACATTGGTAATCCCACTGATTACATATATTTAACATGTAAGGGTCATTTACAAATACAGGAAATATTAAACAAATCTATTGCAATCCCGAAATGGGACGCGTGGATGCGAGATAAAACATTCAGAAGGTTCGCCAGTACAAAAGAAGAATATTTAAACAAAACAGCAGGTTATTGTTCTCGTTCTAAATATTTGTGTCGTGTAGATAAAACAGATTTGTCAAAGTGTCGTTTGGCTTTTGCGAAACTTGAAGATATTCCATATGATGTGATTGAATTGGTTATTTATCAACTAAACGGAAGGCATACTCAGTTTTAGACCACACCTTTTGGGACGCATTTTTTGTTGTAAGGATTTTTTATTCTAACTTCTATTATTTCATTTTATAATGACAAGTTGATGTTTGAATTTTCATAATAATTGATTTCTAATTAAATATCATCTCTACTTCAAATTTATTTTCCATCCATTAATGATGTATTTAATAATTCAACATATTCAAATACAAATGAATTATCTTTATTCCCACATTCATATAATTGATGACAATTAGTATCAAATAATTTTATAGTTATTTTATCTAATGATATGGGGAAAAAATGACTGTATGGAGTAATATTTACATTATTATAAATTATCATATCTAAATCACCTGTTTTTGATAATGGTATTCTTTCAAGAGTATTATAATTGTGAATAGTTGATATTGTATTTTTAGGAGGAAGTTCAGGAATAACTAAATCAAGATGATATTGAATAAAATCTGGTATTTTATCAGAAGATACATTATTTTCAGGGGTATAATCTCTTAATTCAAAACCAAATAATTTATAAGCTGAACTATTATTTACATTAAAATTTTCCATCCATTTAAAATAAAAAACTCCTGGTGAATTAACTGAAATAGTATATTTTGAATCAGAATAATCTACTGTAAAACTATCATCTATAACTGATAATTTATTTTGAAGTTCTGTTGCTAGTTCTGTATAGGTATAATATTTATCTTTTGTTAATATAATCGTATGATTAGAACCATTATAATTTATAATTAATTTATTATTATTTTTCGTAACGTTCCATGAAGGTGTTGGCATAATACAACTAACTAATTTAAAGTTTATAACATTTGTTAATCGTCCAATTGTTCCACCACTTAATCCACTTTTATTTATTAAATTAACTGTATAATTTGATGTATTATAATTAGAAATATGATGAATATCTTTTGAGTCAATTACAATTCTTTTTATATTAATTTCTTTTCTAAATAAATTATTTTTAATTGATAATTGTTCTGGTGATTGAGAAGAACGCATATTCATTTTATATATATTTTTTGTGGCTTTCCTTAATTCTTTTGAAAAATCTGATAAAAATTCAAACATATTATCTAGTTTAATAGGACTCTTTTCTAATTTTGAAATATTGTTAATATCATTTAATAATAAATTAGAATTTCTATTTTTTATATAAGTATAAGATAATCCTCCAATTATTAATGAAATAATAGTACCAATTATTATATTTCTTTTATTTAATAATTCTTCCATGATTAATAAGGATTATATTTTAAATTAAAATATAATTATTTATTAATTAATAATGTTCGGAGGAGGTTCATCTTTAAAAGTAAATGCAGGTATAGAAACAGGTGTCACTAAGTTCGATTCTGATATTATAATAAATGGTAATCTAGAGATTAAAAATACAAATGTTACTGGAACAAATAAAGTAACAGCAAAACAGATGAAATTTTTGAGTAATAGTGTTGAAGGTATTGCTCAACCTGGAAAAGTACTTGTTTTAGATAGTGATAAAAATATTAGAGAAATAAATGATATTAAAATGGATGGTGATATAACTTTTAATCAAAGTGGAGATAATAATATATCTAAAATACTAACATTTAATAAAACAAGAGGCAATGGATCAGATACTTCCAATCTTGTAGGTGGCGATAATTTGGGTATGGTTAATTTTCAAGGATATGGAGTTATAAAAAAAGGATATTTTATAGAAGAATATGATACTTATGATCTTTTTAAATTAGATCCATACGCAAGTGATATTAATGATTATTACTCTAATTTAAAAATAGTTACTTCTAACCCGACCGCCATTGGTATAATTATTTCTTATCATGGATCAACCCATAGATTAACAAATGTAAATTGGGAATCAATTAACAATGTAGATATACATGTATCATCCAGTCAAATACCAGAAATAACAGAAGATACTCGATATTCTATTTATGATTATAAACCACTTTCAAATATTTCATCTAAAGTTGAATATGTTTACAATGATAATAGAAATAGTGGTAGTTTAATATTTAAAACAATTAATAATGATGATATTAATAAAGATATAATTAATGATGTATATAGTAATATAGAATATAAAGAAAGATTAAAAATAGATGAAAATGGAGATATTTTAATTTTGAATAATCAAAAAATTAAATTATGTGATAATTCTAATTCTCATTTTGTAGCGTTAAAATCAAATAGAAATGTCGTTAATCCAGGATATACAATAGAATTTCCTCAAGATCATGGTAATGAAGGAGATGTTATTAAAATAGATTCAGTAGCATCTATAGACGATAGCTTAATTTCTCCTTATGTTTTTAATTTTCCAATTGAAGAATTTAGTGGTGATATAAACAGCGGTGGTATAATAACAGATATATTATTTAATTATTCCAGTGTTGTTTTTGGCGGAGAAGATAGTTTATCTACATCAGGTACAACTGCTTCTGATTCTTTAAAACTACAGGATGATGCTAGTGATATAAATGGTTATTACATTAATGCCCATATAAAATTACCAGGTATTACATTGCCTTTCATAAGTGATCCAGCAAATCCCCCATATGAAGGTGTAATCAAAAACTATAATGGAGAAACTCGAGAAATAACGGACGTTGAATGGTTAAATACAAATACTAATCCAACGATAAATAAGGGAGATAATTATGAAATAAAAGAATTTAAATCTGGAAATTTTTTTACAGAAAGAGGTTATTTTGATGTAACAGAGCAAAGTAATAATGGATTTATTAAATTACCAAGTTACTCTAGTAGTATAGAAAACTTTTATAATGGAGCTACTATAGAAGTATTTAATGCCAGGGATTTACGTGATCCAATAGTATATCCAGATATACATAGTGATCGTAAATATAAAGGAACTATAGGGACCCCAACTCCATATATGGGTGATCAAATTT